ATCTGCAGCGAATGATATTATTTAGGAAGGTGACCATTTTCAACCAACCATTCACGAGTCATCGGTGTTGGTTCATAATCGGTCCACATAGTCCCAGCAGCACAAGACTTAAGTGCTGCAGCAGTCATACCTTCAGTGTGACCTGCCCAGTATGCTTCTTTCTCCCAAGGAATTGCCTCTGGTTGAAACTTGTAAGTATCTTTTACAATCGCCTCATACATACGAGGAACTTCTTCCTCATTCTTAATGATAGCAATGAAGTTATTGTTGATACTACCTGCCATACAGTCTTGTGCAGCGTGCCATCCTTCGTGACGCATTACTGACATCATAGTGCCAGGACGACGCATATGAGCGACATTCAGAAAGAAGTTGTTACTCACAGTATGATATACCCCACGATGACCAATTGGGAAGTATCGCATATCTGCTAGAAAAACCTTAGCTCCGACCTTATTAAGTGATCGGACGAGAGAGTTAAACTCATCAGCAACAATACTGTAATCAATATCAGCCAGTTCCTCGTGTTTGTTGAGATCAGAAACTGTTTTAAGTTCTTGAACATGATCAGTGCATTCTCGAAGTAACATACACCCTTGAGCATGGGCACTGAAGTACTGCTCTTCTTTGATTGGATCTGCCAATACTGGAACTGTCATACCGTGAGCAGCGCCCATCAACAAACCAGCGATAATCGCGTTCTTCATTCGTCTTCATCTCCAATGTATTCAAGTGAAATAATGTCTTGTTCAGGATTGTTGGGATCTAACCATTCATAAAATTCCTCATGAATAGCAGAAGCGTCTTCTACAGCATCAAAGAAGGTATCTTTATTAGAACCTTCACAGAGTTGGTGCATTCGGTCTATTGCCCAATCACAAGTCTGTTTCAAGGTTTCCTCTAAAGTTACCATAGTCCTTTCGCATATAGCGTCCTAGAATGTTACTATTATAATATGCAGGTGAACCATCGTCAAGAGCTTCACTTAAGACATTATTTAAGAATAACTGCTTGGTCTCTTCAAAGTTACAAGTTCCTTTTGTTTTATGTAAAGAAAGAATCTCTCTCTTAAAGAAAACTCTATTGGAAATCTTTTTGATATCTTCTTTCAATTCAGGACAAGAACCATAGTATTTTTTCCAATCAGATTCTTGTTTTACTTTTCTTTTCTTTCCTGGTGGGGTTCGAAAAGACCAAAAATACTTTCTTCCAATGTACGATCGACCGTTGAGGAGATTGGTAATTTTATAAACAAAACCAAAGTTATCCCCAATAGACTCACTATCAAAAGGTAGTTCCAAGTAAGTCCAAGGATTTTCATAACTCATATTACATAATCTTATGAGCTATTATTTATCTTCAACCCAGACAAACCTAGTCTACATAAAAAAAGCACCCTTGTCAAGAGGGTGCTTAAGATTATTTTGTATTCCTAATCAGGAAGCGGTTTCAACGATCTCTTGGATATGATCTGCTTCCAGGCGGAGCATAATGTAATGTGCCTCTTCTACGGTCTCTGCGTGCCCTCCAGAGAGGAGATAGTCGAGAACCATATCATAAGAGTCCATCATTCTCATTCTATTGCGTGCACCCATTGGTCTTGCGCCAGTAGGTCTAGCCATAGGTTTAGGCGCAGGAGAGGCAGCAGGTGTAGGAGTAGGTTTTGGAGCAGGAGCAGGAGCAGAAGCAGTCGCAGCACCCATAGGTTTAGGCGCAGGAGCGGCAGCAGGTGTAGGAGCAGGTTTTTGTGCTGCCTGACGCTCTTTAGATCTCTGAATCATTGCAGAGATGCTGTCATCTCCTCCTCTAGAAAGGAGAGGATTTGGAGTCCTTGGTTTTGGAGCAGGAGCAGCAGCAGGTTTAGGCGCAGGAGAGGCAGCAGGTGTAGGAGTAGGTTTTGCTACTGCTGTTGGTGCAGGTGCAGGTGCAGGTGCTGGTCTCTGCTGCGTGCCAGTAATAGGTCCTGTTTTAACGTTTTGACCAAATCTGTTTGTATTTGCCTGAGCAGCAGGACTTGCAGATCTTCTAGCATTAATACGATCTCTGAAAGATCCAGCAGGTCTTGGTTTTGCTTTCAGAGCATCGACAACACCGCCAACAGCATCCTTAACAGCACCGAATTGCTGTTGTGCTCTAGTAGGTTGACCAGATGCCGCCTGTGCTTCACGAGCAGCACGAAGTTCTGCTGCTCTATTTCCACGGTTTTCCTGAAGTTCTTGGGTTTCTTCAGTATTGTAGATAGAAGAATATGCTTCCATCATTCCTTGAACTGTGTTTGCTGAAAAACTTTCCTTCTTCACCTTCTCATCTGCCTTCTTCTCGGTAGATCCACCACCAGCAGTAGCTTTAGGTTTTGGATCAGGCAAACTTGACTTGAAATCCTTCATCAAAGGATTAGTAGTTGCACTAGTTCCTCTAGTTCTTGCTCTTTCTTTATCTGCTGCATCAAGTTTTGGATTAACAGCAGCAAATGCTTTATCACCAAATGCTTTTGCTTTTGCGGGGTCAGATCTCAAGCTATCATATTTTGCTTTAATCTGATCCTTTGACATTTTCTCACTGCCAACAGCATAAGTTTTTGCAGGAGCAGGTGGTTTTGGTGGTGCTGGTGGTGCAGTTGTACCACTGGATTTAGGTGCTTCTGATTTAGAAGAAGTTGCTTTACCAAGTGCAAAACCAACAGCACCAGGAATCAGTGTTTTAGCAGCGCCCTTAAGAGCACCACCAACCTTACTAGCAGCACCCTTCAGTTTGCTGAGTCCAGCACCTGCTGCACTTTTGAGTTTAGAAAGACCTTTTCTGACAACTGAACTTGCTGCAGGACCTTGCTTAGCGACTCTAGAAAGTGCTTGTCCAGCACCTCTGAGTCCGGCACCCATTTTGCTGAGAACACCACCTTTTCCAAACTTTGCTGCTTTAGCGCCAGCACCAAGAACTCTTAAAGCAGCACCAACAAATTCATCAAGTTGCTCTACCTGCTCATTAACATACTCTTCAGATATTGTGCTCTCTGCAATGAAGTTTTCGTCATAGTCACCGAATCTCTCAAGAATCTCTTCATCGGATGCTGTCGAAAGGAAACCCAAGATACCAGATGCAGAGTATCCTTCGTGAAGCATTGATGTTGCTACTGCAGCATAAACATCTCCAGCAAAGTTATCAATCTCTTCTACAGACTCTGTTTCTTCATTAATTGAAGCGTAAATGCTTTGAACATCTTCAATGATGTAATGTGACTTAGACATTTTTCTAATAATACTATCTATTATGATAGTATTTATTAAATTACATTCCGCGACGGCGACTTAAGTTTGTTTCTCTTTGTGCCATAGTTTTAGCTTTGGCATCTGCACGAAGTTTATCTAATTGTGCTTTAGTGTTACCAAGAATATTTGGTTTGTTCATATCTTGCTGCTTTGCAAGAGCAGTTCCTTTAGGTGCTGGCTTGTTGAGGACTTCAGGAGTGTTAGCCTTCTTCATAGCACGCTCGACTGATGATCTATCAATCTTGGCATCAGAACGACCTTGGGTAAATTTACCAGCAGTTTCTTGTGATGTAGGTGCTGGTGTACCTGCTGCTTTTTTCGATGGAGTTGATGGTGCTTTTGCTGCTCCTGGGATCTTACCTCCAGCGGCAGTGTATCTTTTCCTCTCTGCGTCTGTGAAGTCTCCTGGAGTGAACTTACCAGTTGCTTTATCTAACTTACCTTGTACGCCACCCTTGAGTGCCAAAACAGTGGTATTCTTTGGTTTTGCTGGTGCTGCGGGTTGTTGAGCTGCTTGTGGTTTTGGTGCTGCAGGGGGTTTGTAATTTTTCTGACCCTTACTCTTATCACCAGTCAGTCCCATAGCATCAGTTGCCATATTGATTGCTGCAGGTGCCAATGAAGCAAGACCACCAACACCTGGCATTAATGACATTGCTGCACCAGCTCCTTGAAGCAATCCACCGCCCCAGTCGCCTTTTCTAAATCTATTGATCGCATCTGCTCCATAAAGACCAGCACCAACACCTGGAAGAACTCTACCACCAAGTTTTGCAAGTCCTGCTAAAGGATTTTCTGTGAGAACACCTTCTTCTACAAGATGCTCATAAAAGTGATATGCTGCACCAATTTCTTCTTCGGTGTATCCATCTTCAAGGAGACCCTGATATACTTCTTCTACAAGAGTTGTTGATACTTCGTTCGATTCAGCAACGAACTGACTATAAGACTTCATTTTTTCAAGACTTTTTAGATATTTATAAAAAAAGAGGACCTATTGGTCCTCCAGTTCTTCGAATGCTTTGTACCCATCATAATCGCCAAAAAGAAAGGCATCCGACTTGGCTGCCTCCCTATATGCTGCCATCGAATCAGAGACTAAATCCTGCGAACGTGTCTTTGGTAACGTCTTGCTTGATTCCTCCGACGATGTAGGATTCAACTTCAGTCTCTTGTGGAGCCACTTGGAGACCCTTTGACGAAATCCAATGTTCCGTCCAGGGGAGTGGGTTATTCTTTGCGGGTACGTCATAAATTGGTTTGAGTCCGATTGCTTTCATCCTACGATTGGCAATCCATTCCACATACTGCTGAAGCAGTTTATCATTCAAACCAATCATAGATCCGTCCTTGAACAGATACTCTGCCCAAAGCTTTTCTTGATTAACACAATTTTCAAATGTACTAATCAACCATTGCTCTTCTTCTTTGAAGATTTTCTTCATTTCAGGATCATCACCTTCTCTCCACTTCTTCATGATATTTTGGGTGATGGCAAGATGCTGATTCTCATCTCTTGCAATTAGTGAGATGATTTTTGCACTTCCTTCCATAAGCTTGAGTTCGCCAAATGCAAAACTGCAAGCAAATGATACGTAAAAGCGAATACCTTCAAGAATATTAACGTTTGCAACTGCTCTGAAGAGTTTGCGCTTGAGTTCATACCTTGCTTCTTGTGCGTAGGGGACTTCTTCTAATGCGTGTTTCCAGTCATTGCTGTTATCCCATTGATGGGCAGCATTGATGAAGTCATTATATGCCTGAGTGACACTCATGGCACGTTCTACGATACGATCATCCGTCAAGATGTGATCAAACACATCCGAAGGATCCGCATAAACATTCTTGATGATATGAGTATATGAACGACTGTGGATCATTTCCATGAATCCCCAGACTTCCATACATGCTTCTAACTCAGGGAGTGAGCAGTAAGGGATAAAAGCCATCCCAGGACCACGCCCTTGTACAGAATCCAGCATGATCTGATACTTAAGATTGCTGGTAAAAATGTGCTTCTGCTCAGGACGTAATGTCTGATAGTCCGCACGGTCTTTTTGGAGGGAGACCTCCTCAGGTCTCCAGAAGTATCCCAATTGTTGTGTTGTGAGTTTATCAAAGATTGGATATTTGTAAGAATCATATCTTTGAATACCTAATGGTTTACCAAAGAACATTGGTTGTTTCTTCGTGTCAACTACTTCTGAGTTGAAAACGGTCATTGAATCGACCATGGGCTTGCTGTCGCTGTTTGTCTTAAATCTTACAAGACTCACACTCTTCCTCCTCTG